GTTCAGCATTGTCACCGTCGCGCCGTTTACCCGGAGTTCAATCAAACGTTGTGGCTTATTCATAATCACCTCTCATACCTTGCTGCTGGCGAATCATCCCCATCTTCATACGCCTGGGGCGGCTACTGCGTGGGCGTCCTGCATGTTCGCTGTTGATATGAAAATCTAAAATAACTTAGATTAAAGGTCAAGAAGAAAACCTAAATAAATTTAGATTTTCTTAAGGGGAGGGGGGGGTTACTTAGTGCGGCGCATCATGCGACGGTGTTCAACAACAACGCCGACTATACGGATTTTTTCTTTAGCGGAATTACGGACTGCGTAGTCTTCATTGAGAGGTATTAGTTCGAAGATCTCTTCGCCAGTATCGCTGACGCCTCTGGCGCGGTACTTTTTGAACGTCGCTTCATCGCTGCCGTTCTTGGCAACAACATAATCACCGGGGCCGGGATGCAATTCGGGATCGACGATGATGACATCGCCTTCAACGAAGTCAGGCTCCATAGATTTACCTTTGACCTTTAGCGCAAAGGTTGAATACGAGTGAAATTCAGACGTCAAAATATAATCTACCGTTCCATCAAGGTTTCTGGCGTCACACTCAGGCGACCAAGCTCCAGCCTGAACATAGCTGATGATCGGGATTTGCTGTGCGGTTACTGGGGCTGGGCCCACATTAGCGTCATCTTCCTGACCATACAAGAGGAAGCCCTCACTGACGCCGAGGTATTGCGCAAGCTTTGTCAGCGATTTGCCGCCAGGCACGTTCAAATCCCTTTCCCAATAACCGACGGTAACATCAGAGACGCCAAGCGCCTTACCGAGCTGCCCCTGGGTTAGCTTTCTTTGCTTCCTTAACGTCCTTAAGCGCGTGCCTAGTGTTCCCACGATTCAAACCTTCATTAATGAAACCTAAGTTATCTTAGTTTTTATTGACCTAAAAAAAATTAGATAATAATATCTAAATATTCTTAGGAGGACGTTATGACTACGACAGATCTTGAGCAGTATTTTGGCTCGCCAAACAAGGCTGCTGAATTTTTTGGAGTATCGCCAGAGGCCTTTTACCAGTGGCGCACCCGGCCCGGGCAACTTATCCCAAAAGGTCGCGCTGCAGAAGCAGCAGCACGCACGAATGGGAGGCTCAAATTTAACGCTTCGCTTTACCAGAAGCGTAACGAAAAAGCCGCTTAACAGTAACTACCAGAAGGAAAACAAGATGGTAGAGCAAAGCCTCAAACAAGTAGTGAAAGCGATGTGCAAAGCCTTACCTGGCGGGCGTGAAGCTATGGCCGGTGCGCTGGGTATGACGATCACCCAGTTCAACAACAACCTCTACGAAAAGAACGGCTGCCGTTTCTTTGAGGTTACCGAGCTGGAAGCAATGGAGGACCTTTCAAACACGTCTCTCTTGGCGGATTACTTTGCGAAACGTCGCGGCGCGTTGCTGGTGGACATTCCGCATCTGGATGATCTCGACCGCGTGGACCTGTTCAGCCGGGCTATGCGCACAGCTGCCGCACGCGGGCAGGTAGATCAGATTATCGAGCAGGCGCTGGAAGACGGAGTGATTGAGCAACATGAAGCTGAAGAAATTTTGTCACATCACCGCCGCCACCTGGCTGCGCGTGAGGAAGAGATCCGCGCAATTGTCGCGCTGTTTGGACGCAAAAATAAGTGACGCCCGCGAGTGTGCAGCTCCGGGCGTCGTGGCGTTTTTTGCTTCGTGGAGAAACTAACGCATGAACATTGTAAACCGATACAGGCCAGCCAGGCAATTTCGCTGCCGTCCGCTGGTGGGTAATACCCCGTTCGGCTATGACGAAATACTACCTGGTGCCGATGGCAGCCACAACTACCAGCCTGCTGGAGACATGGTAGGCGCTTTTTCGGCAATGAACGAGAAGGGGCGTGAGGTGTGGAACAGCTTGACCGGCGGTACCGGGATCACCGGGGAGTCGAAGTGCACGTCGTTGGTTATGACCGGGAAAAACGACATGTCATCTTCATGCGCAGCGGTTACCTGCACGAGTGCATGCAGCCTGTTGAGCGGTTCCGGGAGAAATTTAAAAGGGTGGATGGATGAGCACTAAATTAACCGCCTACGTCTGGGATGCCTGCGCGGCTTCCGGCATGAAATTATCCTCTGTGGCCATCATGGCGCGGCTGGCTGATTTCAGCAATGACGAGGGTATCAGCTGGCCTTCCATCGGTACCATTGCCCGCCAGATTGGCGCTGGTGAAAGCACCGTGCGTACCGCTATCGCGCAGCTGGAGAAGGGCGGCTGGCTGTCCCGTCAGCAGCGTCGTAAGGGTAACCGTAACGCCTCTAACGTCTACCAGCTGAACGTGAGCAAACTTCAGGCGGCGGCATTCTCTCACCTGTCATATTCTGACCCGTCAAAATCTGACGCATCAAAATCTGACCCCTCAAAATCTGAGGCATCAAATAACGGTGCTGCCGCTGGTTTTGACCCGTCAGAATCTGGTGGGGATCCGTCAGTAAATTCAACTACTGATCCATCAGATAATAAAAACCCTTCTTGTCCGGTTGCTGCGCAACCCGACCCTGAGGTGTTGATAACTGATCTGGCGATTGAGGTTCTAGCCCATCTGAACCTCGTCAGCGGCTCACGATACCAGAAATCTAAAACCGCTCTGGAAAACATCCGTGCCCGCCTGCGTGAAGGTTATACGGTCAGCGAACTGAAGCTGGTTATCGACCTGAAGCACGAGCACTGGCGCAGCAATGACGAAATGTACCAGTACATGCGTCCCGATACGCTGTTTGCGCCGAAGAAGTTCGAAGGTTACCTGCAGAGCGCAACGCGCTGGGACGCGAAGGGCCGCCCGGCACGCGAGACCTGGGACTCCAAGCGCGAGCGAGACGTCAACATGGTCTGCATTCCTGACGATGTCATTCCTGAAGGTTTCAGAGGTGCGGGGACACGCGGATGACAGCTATCGAGCAGGTATTTCAACACATCAAAGTTAACCCCGGCTTGCTGCCCTCAGAGATCGCCGCAGCGCTGCCCGAAGTGAACAGCTGCACCACTTATCGTGCCATCGATAACCTCTGGGTGCACGGAGAGATTGAGCGCTTGGCTGCGGGTGACGGGTTCCGTTACTTCATCGACACGACAAATGGCAGCGACCCAGTGCTGGCGGAGCTGCAGAAGCAGGCGCGCCAGCGGGGCTGTGCCGCCGTGCCGCCGAGGTTTGGCTTGCGGCATTTGACGCGGCTAAGTCAGTCAATGATCGCGAACGATACTGCCAGCGTCGGCTGCGCTGTCTGGCAGGAATGACTAAAGGCAACGGTGACGACAGCTGCGTTGCTGGCCGCTACGTAGGAGGTAACGATGCTTAATCCATATTGCCAGGCGCTGGCCGAACTGCGCACGCGTCCGGCGCATGAGCTCAAAGAAGTTGGCGATCAGTGGCGCACGCCTGACAACATCTTCTGGGGTATTAATGCCTTGTTCGGGCCGCTGGTCCTGGATCTATTCACTGACGGTGAGAACAACAAATGCGAGGCGTACTACACCGCAGAAGATAACGCGTTGACGCAGGACTGGTCCGAGCGCCTTGCGAAACTGCGTGGTGCCGCGTATGGCAATCCGCCTTATAGCCGGGCATCGCAGCACGATGGCGAATACATCACGGGCATGCGCTACATCATGCAGCACGCCAGCGCCATGCGCGAGAAGGGCGGGCGTTACGTATTCCTGATTAAGGCAGCCACCAGCGAAATATGGTGGCCAGAGGATGCCGATCACGTTGCCTTTATCCGCGGTCGTATCGGTTTCGATCTGCCGAAATGGTTCGTTCCGAAAAATGTGAAGCAGGTGCCGACCGGCGCGTTCTTCGCTGGCGCTGTGGTGGTGTTCGATAAGACGTGGCGCGGCCCGGCAATGAACTACATCAGCCGGAGCGATCTGGAGGCACACGGCGATGCGTTCCTATCGCAGATCCGCCGTGAAGCGATGCGGTTGCAACCCCAAAACCAGCAACAAAATATTCAGGAAACTATTCCGGCAGTTGAAGAGGTGCAGGTAGTGGTGCCGGCAGCACCGGAAACGATCACCACCAGGTCTGAAGAGGTGCTGCCTCTCCGGCAGGATGAAATCCTCTCGGTAAGCGGCGTTGAGGTATGGGCCTGCGTGCGTGCGGCGTTCGGCGATAAGGAAGAGTACAGCTTCAAAGAGTCAAAGTTCGCACATGTATGGGCCGCAGACAGCGTATCGAGCCCGACCGCCGTTAACGTTCAGTGGGGTGACATAGCCGTGGCGGAGACGCTGATCGCGTCGCAAAACGGGGAGGCAGCATGAAACAGTTAACCGTGCGCCAGCAGGAGGTTTTCGATCTGCTGGTGAAATTCCAGAAGCAGCACGGCTACCCGCCAAGCAATGCCGAGGTAGCTCGCATGATGGGGGCAGCTTCGGTGAACGCCGCCGCCGACATGTTGCGCTCACTCCAGCGTAGAGGGGCTATCTCGATCACCCCTGGCGTATCACGTGGGATCACCATCAGCGGTCTGGGCACTGAAGCGCTGGCGGTTATGCTGCTGCGCTCACTGGTGGCGGGCGAAGAGAATGCCAGAGAACAGGCGATCTCATTCCTTGAGTCTTATGGAGGTGCTCGATGATACAGGCTCTAAGAACGCCAACCAGCGCCAGTGATTCACTGGCGGCCATGTGCACTTTCATGGGGAAGGAAACCTACGCCGTAATAACGGTGCGTCTGAACTCCTCTACAGCCTCAGATACTGGTGGCCATATAGTGATTTTATCGCCTGTCACATCAAAGACTTTGCCGTGGTTTTTTTCTGCGATGTTTTTCATCTGGACGAAATTAACGTCAAAGTTTGCCTCGCCTACTGCAGCTTTCAGTTGGCTCTCTTTGACTGGCTGCCGTGTATCCGTGGACAGCAATAAAAAGGTTTTAAGGATTCTGGTGTTCATCTGCTCCGGTCTTTTGGCCCACAGCTTGAGTCTGCGGGTTACTTTCGATACTTC